GGGCAATGTCCCCCGGAATTTGCGTATATTTGGTCACGGAAATCCTAGGTTTGCCAATGGGTTGCAGGGGGTTCCATGGCTAAGCGCATCCGCCGTCCAGCCCGTGGCGCGCCAAACCGGGAAGCCCTTGTAGACCAAACAGATAGCGGCGATTTGCCGAGCGCCGACGCGCCAGCCAACGATGACCTCGGCGTGCCCGTCAATGGGGCGCAACTGGCGAAGCACCTTGACTTGACGCACGTGCGCATCAGCCAGCTCGCCAACGAGGGGCACATTCCGCGCAATAGGGACGGCAGCTTCCCGCTCGACGCTTGTCGCACCGCGTACATTCGCAGCTTGCGACGGGCAGCCTCCCAACGCGCCCGCGTCACCAGTGGCGGTGATGCGTTGCGCGACGCCAAGCTGCTCAAGATGCAGATGGACCTACAAGTCCAGCAAGGCTTGCTTGTGCAGATGGCAGACGTTGAAGCGCTGCTGGCTGAAACGTTCGGCAAGCTGCGCAATGAACTCGCTGGCCTCGGTGCCAGCATTACTCGTGACCTGCAATTGCGCGGCACGATTGAAGAGAAGGTAAATGACGCAGTTGATCGCGCCAGAGCAACGATTGAAGCATCGGCGGAAGCTGGCTTCAACGATAGCGAAGGCAATGTGGAAGACGAGGAAGCAGCCGCCTGACGTTTGGGGCGCTGCCAATCGTGTTTACGGTCCGGGCACTGGCGTGCCGGGGCGACGCGATCCCATGCTCACGCCTTACAACATCATGTTTGTTCGCGCGTTCACCGAGGGCTACCGTGGCCGTCGCTACAAGCGCGCCATCATTGTTGAAGCCGCGCAAAGCGGAAAGACCGAAGGCTTCCTTGACGTGATAGGCGAGCGCTTGGACAACCGTCCAGCGCCTATGCTGTACGTTGGCCCGAGCAAGGAGTTCGTGACCGACCAGTTCGAGCCGCGCCTCACGGAAATGTTTAGCCAGTCTGCCAGCCTGTTGGGCAAGGTGGTCGGCGGGCTTGACAGCAAGAAGCAAAAGAAGACCTTGAAGCGCATCGCCGGAACGCGCTTGCGCTTGGCGCATGCGGGCAGCTCCACCGCGCTCAAGTCAGACCCTGCCGCCATTGCGCTCGTCGATGAATATGACGAGATGCTGAAGAACGTCAAAGGCCAGGGTGACCCGCTAGGCTTGGTGGAAGCACGCGGCGACACCTATGCGGACTTCGTCGTCGGCGTCACCAGCACGCCAAGCGCGGGTCTAGTGCAGATTGACTACGACGAGCATAGTGGCTTGGAGTTCTGGCGCGTCGGTGATGGCGAAGAAGTCAGCAGCCCGATCTGGCGCTTGTGGCAGGGCGGCACGCGCCACCACTTCGTCTGGCGCTGCCCGCAATGTGAAAGCTACTTCGTGCCGCGTAGCAGCTTGCTCGTTTACCCTCCCAACGCAACTCCCGCCGAGGTTGAGCGCGTCGCGCATATCGTTTGTCCTAACGGCTGCGTGATCACCAACGACGCTAAAGTGGAAATGAATGCCAACGGGCTGTTCGTCGCGCCCGGTCAGCGCATCGTGGACGGCGAAGTGGTCGGCGACCCTGCTGACGTCAACGACCTCAGCATGTGGGTGAGCGGCTTGTGCAGCCCGTTCAAGACCTTCGGTGAGCGCGCCGCTGCACTGGTGACGGCGCAACGCACGGGCGAAGCTGCCAAGATACAAACCGCCACCAATAGCCAGTTCGGCGAATGCTACATCGAGCGCGGCGGCGACCTGCCGAGCTGGGAAGTGCTCAAGGCTCGCGCGCTGGCATATGCCCTTGGTGTGGTCCCGGACGCTGCCCGCTTCCTCACCTGTGGGATTGACGTGCAGAAAAACCGCGTCGTGTTTGTGGTGCGCGCGTGGGGTCCAAGGGCGACGTCTTGGTTGGTGGCGCATGGCGAAATCTTGGGCGACACTTCGCAGCCCGAGGTCTGGGACGACCTTGAGGAGATGCTGCGCACGCCCATCAGTGGTCGGCTGATCAAGCTGGCGTTCCTCGACTCCGGCTTCCGTCCCGGCAAACCGTTTCAGGTCCCGGTCAACCGCGTCTATGAGTTCTGCCGCCGCCTGCGCAACTTTGTGTTCGCGTCTAAGGGCACGTCAACCAGCATGATCCGCCCGATCATTCAAGCCAAGCTGGAAGTGAACAAGCACGGCGGCGCTGAGAAGTTTGGCCTTGACCTCATGCGGCTGGACACCGACCACTGGAAGTCGTTCGTTCATGAGCGGCTGGGGTGGGACGCCACCAAGGCGGGCGCATGGCATACCAGCCATGAAGCCGCCGACGACTACTTCAAGCAAGTGGTGGCGGAAACGCGGGTCATCAGCGAAGGCAAACCCAAGTGGATCGCCCTTGCTCGCGACAACCATTATCTCGACTGCGAAGCCATGGCCGCAGCAGCGGCTTACTTGCTCAACGCGCAATACTTGCGCGGCGGTGAGGATAATGCGAGCAATGAGAGCACCGCGACAGTTGAAGTTGCGAGCATCGAAAGCGCCGACACCCCTCCGCCACGCGCCACCCCGCGCCCTGACAAGACGGCACGGTTGAAGGCGCTGGCGGCACAGTTGAGCAGGTAACGACGATGAAGTGTTGCGGAAACCATTGGCAAATGATGCGAGGCGCGATCGAGCAGCGCGGGCTTTCTGGGCTTGTCGCGAAGGACGGTCAAACTGCGATCGCGAATGAGATCGCGCAACTTGAAGCCGCGCGATCAGGCGACCATGAGCCGCAAAAGGCTGCGCCTTTTGACCCGCTCATGTCTATGCACTGGCACTACGTGAATGCCGCTCTTGAGAATGGCGGACTATATCTGTTGGGCGAAGGGCCAGCCGAAAACGACGGTCACTTCTGCCCGATCTGTGAATTTGAAAAGCACTCCAAAGGCTTCTCGGCTTCCGAGGAAATTGGAAGCGTGGCTGATCAAATTCGCAAATACTGTGTCGCCGAAAAACTTATCCTCGGAGTGCAGTGATGGCTAAGCGGAATAACCGCCACCGCAGCAGCGCGCCGCAATCCGCGCTTCCCGCTTCCGCGCCAGCCGTGGCGGACATTGGCAGCAAGCCGAAGGCTTCCAGCCAGTTCATGAAGGGTGGCGACAGCTCGTTCTATTTCAACTGGCGTCCGGCGTTGCGCGACGCGCGGACCGACGTGCAAGTCGGCTACAGTGACGCGGTAGCGCGCACCGTGGACGCCGTCCATAACAGTGGGTGGCTTGCCGGTTGCATCGAGCAGTCCAAGGCGAACATCATAGGCGGCATTGGACTGCGCTTGGCGCATCAGCCAGACGTCAGCGCGCTTGATGGCTGGGACAAGAAGGAGCTCAACGACTGGTCCCGCATGGTTGAACGTCGCTTTGAAATGTGGTGCGACGACAGGAATGAATGCGACGCCAGCGGCAAGCACACCATCGGCATGCTGCAAGAGCAAGCCATTGAGAGCTATTACACTCACGGCGAAGTCCTTGGGCTACTGCCGCAGATTGACCGTCCCAACGCCATCACGCGACTCAAGGTGAAAATGCTGCCGCCGCATAAGTTGGTGCAGGACACTTCCGAAAGCTTCGGCATGTATCAAGGCGTCACGCACGGTCAATGGGGCTACCCGCTCAAGTATCGCGTGAAGATGATGACGAACTACGGCGTCGAGCAGCCGCTTGACATCATGGCTTATGACCAAACCCGTCAGCAGGTTCTGCACATTTTCAAGGGAGCGGTCGGTCAGGTGCGCGGCATCACGCCGTTCGTTCACGTGCTCAAGACGCTCAAGCAATTTGATCAGCTAAGCGATGCAACGCTGACCAAGGCGTTGATGGATGCGCTCTTTGCGGCCACGATGGAAAGCCAGTCGCCAACGACCGACCTATTGCAGGCATTGCAGGACGAGGACGAGCAGGGCATTGGCGGCGCAAGCGTCACCGACCTCCTTGCGACCAAGGCGGCTTGGTATGAAAACACCAAGATAGACCTCGGGCGTTCTGGCCGCATCGCTCATTTGTTTCCCGGCGAGAAGTTGACCTTCAACACCACCAGCCGCATCAGCGGTGACTATGAAGCCTTCGTCAAAATACTGCTGCGTGAACTTGCGCGCTGCATGGGCTTGAGCTTTGAAAGCGTGACCGGCGACTACAGCGGCGCGACCTATAGCAGCGTCCGCATGAGCGGGTCGGAGTTGTGGCCGCTGACGTTGAGCAGGCGCAAGCACATTGCCGGACGCTTCATGTCCGAGATCTTTATAGCGTGGCTTGATGAAGAGATCATGGCCGGACGCATTCCGTTCAAGGGCGGTGTGTTCGCATACTTGGCACAGCGCAAGGCGGCGGCGCGCTGCGACTGGCGCGGCCCGCCAAAGCCGCAAGCCGACGACCTCAAAGCGGCCAAGGCGATGGAAGTGCTCAAGCGCTTGGGCATTGCCAGCGACGAACAGCTATGCGCCGAGCTCGGCACCGCCGACGAGCACCTCCATGAGCAGCGCGCACGTGAGCGCGACTTGCGCGAGGAGTATGACCTTCCGGACGGTGACACGCTCACGCCGGACCCGACCGGCGACGAGCTGCTGAACGACAACCCCAACCCGGTCAAGAAGGAGAACGCCTGATGGCTATGATGCCAACGGACCCGACCTCCTCGACCTACGCTTGCGACATGGCCGCGTTTCTGCGCGAAGCCTATTACACGATCGTGGCCGGTGGGAGCGAGAAGGTCATTCGTTACAAAGGGCCGAACGGTGAGCGCGAAGTTCAATTCACTTCCGCGAACCTTCAATTCCTGCAAGGCGAGTTGCAGTATTGGGAAGGGCTTTGCGGTTCGCCAAACCCGAACAGACCGCGCCGCTTTGCTATCCGTGGTGGCAGTCAGCGCGGACGTTGCTGGCCTTGGAGGTACTCTTGAAATGAACGATCGCAGCAACGCGCTCCATTACATCAGCAAGGCGCTTGAGCGTCCGCTCATGATCATGCCGGAAAAGTTGGCCGTCATTGCCAGCGTGATGGAAGGTCGTCTTGGGTTGGATGCCAGCGACCTCCAAATGCTGGTGGATGAAAAGATGCTCGCCTATGTCAAGAAGCCAGCCGCAGACCGCTTTGCTGGCGAGCGCGAGCCTGCGGACCCGGAAAAGCCCTATGGCCGCGCCAAGCCGTACAAGACCGCCAACGGCGTTGCGATTATCAGCATCGTCGGCAGCCTCGTCAACCGTGGGGCGTGGATCGGCAGCTATAGCGGCATGACCAGCTATGAAGGCATCCGCCATCAGCTTGCCAGCGCGGCTAAGGACGGCACCGTGCACAGCGTGCTATTGGACATAGACAGTCCGGGAGGCGAAGCCGTCGGCGCGTTTGAAGTCGGCGAGGACGTGCGCAAGCTGAACGCGATTAAACCTGTGTCCGCCTTTGTTAACGGCTTGTGCTGTTCCGCAGCCTATGCCATCGCATCACAAGCGGGAAGCATTGAAGCAAGTACAACCAGCATCTTGGGAAGCATTGGCGTTGTCATGATGCACGTCGATCAATCCAAGCGCTTGCATGACATGGGCGTCAAGCCGACGTTCATTTATGCTGGCGAGGGTAAGGTTGACGGTAATCCGTTCGAGCCGCTTAGCAGGGAGGTCAAAGCTGACTTGCAGGCTGACGTTGACAAGCTTTATGATCTGTTCGTTGCGCACGTTGCGACCGGGCGCAAAGGGCTTTTGAAAGCCAAGTCGATTCGCGACATGGGAGCGCATACATTCATCGGCAGCGATGCTGTTGATCACAAGCTTGCCGACGGTATCGGCAAGTTTGAAACCACGCTGACGAGCATGCAACGCCGCAGCAAAACCCTGAGGACCATGAAGATGGATAACGAGAACATGATCTCGCAGGCGCAGCACGAGACCTTGCTTGCTGCGCACACCAACGCCATGACCGCGACTGTCACTCAGAACGTGACCGCCGCGCTGACC